ACCTGAACCTAATTTTTTTAATGTTGAATTACAATAATCAACCCTTTGTTTAAAAGAAGTAAGTTGTTTAAATTTCTCTAAATCAAAATCTTCTGGATATGTAGCTTCATCAATGGTTATTTCCTCGTCAATACTTATATTTTCACTTACTATATCACCTTTTATTGTGTTAGCATCAAAAACAACATAATTATTTGCATCTCTATCCATTTTATCAGTAAACTCCGTACCAACAAATCCTAATTTTTCTAAAAATAATGAAGCAGCTTTTTCAGAACCTAATATATAAGTTAACCAATCATATAAGCCTTTATTATTAACTGAACCACTATATTCATCAGATAAATAATCATTTTCTAATTGTTCAATATCATCATCACTAACATCTAATTGTCTTAATTTACTAATAATTTTATTACCCAAAGAAGTATCAATATTATCATCTAAATTAAAATAAGGACCATTAGGTATTTCAAAACTTCCAACAAAACCATTTTTTGTTGTATATTTCTGTGATACATCTTCTGATGTTGAAAAATATATACCCCAACCACCTAAACTTTTCCCATCACCACTACCAATTTTAGATGTATCAAATTTATCAAATTTTCTATCTGAACCATGAAAAACCAATATTGATTCATTTATATTTTTATTTAAAGACATAAGTTATACTATTTAATATAAATAGTTAAATAATGTCTTATATTAATATTAAATTTCCTTTAACTGATGACGTTGAAAATAATTTCTTTTTAAAGAGAAATGAAATTACTATGGATGGTATTAAAAGTAATCTAATGCTTTTAATTTTAACAAAAAAAGGTAGTAGATATATGTTAAGGGATTATGGTACAAATCTTGAAAAATTCTTATTTGACCCAAATGATACATTAACTGAATCAGATATTGAAACAGAAATAAAGAATACTGTTAATAAATATATACCAAAACTTACAATTAATAAAGTAGTTTTTGAAAAAACAGAAGAAAATACTATGATTATTACAATTAATTTTGTATATTCAGATGATTTTTATAGTGAAACTAGCCAACTAACAATAGCATTTTAATTTTTTAAAATTAATAAATGGAAAATAAAACATCAGTCTACAAAAAATTAAGTAAAACATTGGGTTTTGCCAATGCAAATGATTTCGTAGATAACACACAATATTCAAAAGGTTTGTTAACAGCAAATAGTAGTGAAGAATTCGAAGTTAAAAAATTAGAATTACAACAAGATTTCTTTTTTCAAAGTCAATTTGATAAATTAGTTAAAGATTCTGACACTAAACAATTACAAGCACAATCATTACGCTACCCAGCGAATATAGATTATCAATTAATGGAAACTTATCCAATAATTGCACAAGCTTTAAATCTATATGCAGAAGAAAGTACAACAATAGGTGATAACGGTAAAATGTTAACAGTTTATTCAGATAATCACACAATAAAAAAAGATTTAGAAAATTTATATTATAATATTTTAGATATAAACTCTAATTTACCATTTTGGACAAGAAATATGTGTAAATATGGTGATAATTTTATTTACTTATTAACACAAAAAGATAGAGGTGTTGTTGGTTGTAAACAATTAACAACATTAGAAATTGATAGAGAAGAAAAAATTGTTGATAATAAAGTTGTAACAAAATTTATTAATAAAACTATTAATGAAGAATACGCTTTATGGAACGTAGGACATTTTAGATTATTAGGTGATGATAAAATGTTACCATACGGTTCATCTGTTTTAAATCCAGTAAGAACAATATGGAGAATGTTAAGAATGTGTGAAGATGCTATGTTAATTTACAGAGCAACAAGAGCTGCTGATAGAAGAGTTATAAAAGTAAACGTTGGTAACGCTGACCCTGCTGATATACCTATGTTGGTACAACAAGCTGCATCCAAATTTAAAAAATCAATGATTGTTGACCCTGCTACTGGTCAAATAAATTATAAATTTAATCCAGCAACAGTTGAACAAGATATTTTTATTGCAACTAGAACTGAAAGTTCACCTAATCCAATTGAAACATTACCAGGTGCAAGTAATATGTCAGATATTGCTGATATAACTTATTTAAGAGATAATTTATTCTGTGGACTAGGTGTACCAAAAGCATTTCTTTCTTTTTCAGAAGAAGGTGCATCAGATGGTGGTGGTAAAAATTTATCACAATTAGATGTTAGATTTGCTAGAAAAGTAAACAGAATACAACAATCATTAATACAAGAATTAAATAAAATAGCTATTATTCATCTTTGTTTATTAGGATATGATGATAATGATATTAAAGATTTTAAATTATCACTAACTAACCCATCTACACAATCAGATATGTTAAAAGTAGAAACATGGACTAGTAAAGTTGATTTATATCAAAAATTAACTACATCAAATGAAACAGGTATTAAACCAATGTCTGAAACCAATGCAAAAAGATTATTATTCAACATGTCAGATGATGAGATTATGGATGATATTAAAAAACAAATGGTTGAAAATATTGTCGGTGATGAAATTAAAAATGCTCCATTAATTATTAAACGTTCAGGTATATTTGATGAATTAGAAATTTATTTAAGAAAAGGTATAATTTCAGCAGATAGTTTATTAAATAAACCAAATGAAAATGGTGAAGAAACACCTACTAATAATGAAATACCAGGTATGGACAATGCAGAAGGTATGAATGTTGATAATGCACCTAAAATGGATAATACAGAACCACCGATAGGTAATATACCTGGAAATATTCAAGAAAATTATATTAGGAAAAGTAAAAAACTTAATGTAGAGTTAGAAAATATGATTGGTGATTTACTTGCGAATGAATAAAAATAATTATAACTAATTTACTAAAAACCTGAACTTCAAAATTCAGGTTTTTTTTTATTTACCCTATTTAAAATAAACATAAAAATGGGTCTTTTAACTAATAGTAAGAAATACAGAGATTTTCTTGAATTACAAAATGATTATAAACCACAATCAGTTTATGATTTAAATAATGATGAATTAACAAAATCAATTAATCTTGTACAAAAATATACTTCATTTGATTTAAGACAAAATTTTTTAATAAGTGCTGCCGAAGCTATTATAGACAATACACCTATTGTTCAAATAGGTGCAGAAAGATTAGCTATATCAGCTTTTTATAATTACAGTCATTTAGCATTACAAAAAAATACAATAGTAGATGGCGGTATTTTAAGTAAATTAAGTTTTGGTTTAATAGGAAAAGGTAGTAATTATAGATTTAAAGATTATACTATAACAAATATTAGTACAAAAGGTGATAATGGTTTTGAAACAATATTAAATGGAATTAAAAAAGGTCTAAATGTCGGCTATACAGCTGAATTTGTCCAAGGTACATTTGTAGGGAAACAACCAGGAACAAAAGATTATTATAATATATCAGGTGAATTTACAAAACATATTATCGATACACAAAGTAATTACAATTTTTATAGAAATTATGGTAATATAGCTATTAATAAAAGTAGATTAGGTAATTTTACTGATGGTACTAGTGATAATGTATTAATGAATAGAATTACATATGATTATACCAAAGGAAATTCAAATAGTTCAGATAAATATAGTGGAATAGAAAATGGAACAGCAAATGTTTCAACATTTATTGATGAAAACAAAATTGAACATAAAATAACATTAGCTGAAACACTTGGTAATGATAAAGCTATTAATAATGCTATTAAAAAAGATGGTTTTGGTACTAATGATAATATTGTATGGGGTGAAGAATTACCAACAGAAAATAATATTAGAAGAGGGTTATTATATTATACACATCAAATAACTAAAACAGATACTGATGCAGGTGCTAATATAGATAATAGAACTATTTTATATAATGATACAAGTAAAAATGGTGTTATTTGGAAAGGTAAAAATGATTGCAGAAGTTTTCGTAAAAATGATGAATATTTAACAAAAGGTTTTAGTAGAGCATTAAGAAGTGGGGGTAATGGTAATGAACATTCTGTTTTATTTGATAGTATTGTACCAAAAATGTTTCCTGAAAAAGGTAATACACATAAAGATTTTAAAAGATTTATGTTTTCATTCGAAAATTTAGCATTTGACCATGAGTCATATAGTAATTTACCTTATTCAGAACAAGGTGCTTACGGTGGACGTGTTATGTGGTTTCCATTCTATGGTGTTAAATTTTCTGAAAGTTTAGGTGCTAAATTAGATGAACAAAGATTCATCGGTAGAATAGAACCTGTATTTTCTTATGCAGGTGCATCAAGAACAGTAAATCTATCATTTACATTAATTATGGATTATCCATTAGGTGCTAATTCCCCAATAATTAAAAATAATCAAGATTTATCTAATTATTATGATAATTGTAATGATATTTTTGATAAAGTTAATATAGGTAAAGAACCATTACCAGATAAAACACCAGTTATTAGTGGAACAGTAACACCAGAAGTTC